AATGGCGGTCAAAATGGCGGCTTATCCGAGGCTGGCGTATGATGCAACGGCTGTAGGAAACCCCGAAGACCTTGATAAAGTAGGTGCTCCCATAGCGGTACAGGGTGGTTCTGCACAGTCCATCAACCAGATGATTGCATATCTGAACCCTGCGAATATCTCAAGCGATGCTTTACAGTTATCTAACGACCTGTTACAGACTACCAAGGATTTAGCAGGTGCTTCAGACTACGCATTAGGTAACATCAACCCCGAACAGGCTTCTGGTACGGCTATTATTGCAGTACGTGACCAGTCACAAGTACCTCTTAATGAGCAGGTATCAAGATTCAAACAGTTCGTGGAAGATGTATCACTCCTTTGGGTAGACCTCTGGATAGTATTCAATTCTGACGGCATCACCTTCGAGTATGAAGATGAGAATGGTCAGAAGATACCAGTAGCACTCTCACAGGAAGACCTTGAAGGACTTAAGCCTACCGTAATGATAGACGTATCACCCGACAACCAGTGGACTAAACTGGCAGAACAGCAGTCACTTGATACCCTGTTACAGTTAGGTCAGATAACCCTTGAGGAATATGTGGAGTGTACTCCAGACAACTCATCAGTACCGAAGGGCAAACTTCAGCAGGTAATGAACAAGAGGAAAGCCCAGCAGATACAGATGGAACAGCAGATGATGATGCAACAGGCACAGAATCAGTTCAATCCCGATATGGTAATGCAGGAGTTACTGAACCAAGGCGTACCCGAAGATGAAGCAAAGGGTATGATACAGCAGTTAATGGCTGAACAAGGTATGAACGCATAAGGCGTTGATATAAATAATTTCATAGAGAAGGAGAAAAAAGAATGTTGAACACGTTTATTGGTTTCAACCGTCTGTATAGTGAAGATGCAGATATGGGTGGAGCAGGTTATTCCACCGATGAATCAGTAGTTGAAACAGGCGAAGAAGAGATGGATGTCGCCGAACCATCCAATGAAGAAGGCGAAGAAGAACAGGAAGTCGCCGAACCTGTCGGAGAAGAAAGCAAAAGTGATGCCGCATTTGCCGAGATGAGAAGAAAACTTGAAGCGGCACAGAAGAGAGCGGAAGAGTTAGAAGCACAGGTGCAGGAATATGACGAAGCACTTGGTCAGTGGTTTGAGGGCGATAACAAGATAGCCCAAGCCCACGCACACTATGAGGATATTCCGCTTGACGAAGCAATCAGCAACATTGAGCAGAGGCGAGAGATTAACCAGTTAAGGGCAGAGAAGGAAGCCCTTGAGGAACAGAAGAACCAACTGGAGTTCGCCAATCTGAAAGCCGCAGACCTCAAAGAAATCAAGTCCAAATATTCTGATGCGAACATCAAAGATGTAGAGGAACTTGGGGAAGACTTCTTCAAGTACAGAACAATGGGCATTGATGCAGTAGCGGCGTATGAAGCGATTCAGATGAAGAAAGGACAGCCACCGAAGTCTATGGGAAAAGCAAGGACTGGTGCTCCTACAAAATCTGGCTTCTACACACGAGAAGAGGTACAGGCTATGTCTCCTTCACAGATAAGTAAAAACTTTGACAAGATAAGGGAGTCAATGGGCAAATGGAAATAAGCCTAACGGCTCTCTTTTCTATTACAGAAAGGACGAACAATGGCTTACAAGAATTTCATCCCCGAAGTCTGGGCAGAGGCTATTAACAGAGAACTCGAAAGACTTCACGTTTTCGCTTCCAACTGCAACAGACAGTATGAGGGCGAAGTTAAGAAGATGGGTGACTCCGTAAGAATCCTTGGAGTAGGCAGACCCACAATTACAGAAGTTAAGAGAGATAACTTTACAACTCTCACAGCACCCGAAACAGTTGAAGATACATCCCAGATTATGTATATCGACCATATGGCTTACTTCAACTACAAGGTAGACGACATCGACAAGAGACAGGCTGTAGGCGGTCTTATGGAAGCACTTTCCGCAGAGACATCCGAAGGACTTGCAGATGTACAGGATAGAGCAATCGCTAATCTTGCCGCAGACCACGATGCTTTTAAAGATGCAACCACAACTTATCAGTTAACACCTAACAACATCCTTGAGAAACTCCTCATCGCTCATCAGATACTGATGGAAAGGGACGTTCCGATGTCAACAAAGGTAACTGTGACCCTCGCACCTTGGGCGGCTACAATGTATAAGCAGGCTATGGCGGCTATCGACACTGACAACTCTGCTCTTCTGAAGAACGGACTCATCGGTCAGTTTGATGGTATGGACATCAAGGTTTCCAACAACTGCTATAAGGATGCTAACAACAACTATGGCTTTATGGTAAGAACCGACAGAGCAATCGCTTTCGCTCGTCCTATGATTCATACCGAGCCTTACAGACCCGAACTTGACTTCTCCGATGCAGTTAAGGGCTTCATCCTTTACGGAACAAAAATCGTAAGACCTAAAGAGATGATTGTTATGAACTGCAAGGCGACAGCATAACGGAAAGGAGAACCAACTATGGCAGACATTACAAGAGTTAAAACAATCAGACACGATGTAGCAGAGTATACACCTGTTGCACTTGCCACTACAGGCAAGACCATTGATTTCAAGGGAGTAGATGAGAATTGTGTCATCCTCATTACTGGCTCTGCTAATGACACCGTTACTTTCGTAAAGGGCGACCACATTCAGGGCGTAGCAGACCTCGAAGTTTCCATTACTGCTAATAAGACTTATGCAATCGCAGTTCCTTCAATGGAGTTCAAGAATGTATCTGGAACTAATAAGGGACTTGTTGTTGTAAAGGGTGCGGCAACCACCACAATAGCAGTCGTGGAAATCGACCAGTTATAATTTTAAAGGGATTATGGGGGCTTTATGCCCCCTTTTTCTTTTAACAGGGAGAAATACCAATGACTTTTGGAGAACTTAAAAGAAGAATAAAGAGTCTGGGATTTGAAGAAGACTCAACAATGGGCGAATATGACGAGATTGTCGTAGACAGCGTAGACAGGGCATTACAGTACATCTATGACAGCACCGTTAAGATATTATCCTCATACTATATGAGAGAGTTAGGCTCACTACCTAACAGACCAAAACACATCACTTTGGAGACAGAGGATGACCACGTAATAGACCTTCCCGATGACCTTGTGGAATTAGTACCGTTACTCGCTTCATATCACGTCTGGCTGGACGATGACCTTACAAAAGCGACAATGTACTACAACAACTTTGTTCAGAAGAGGGATGCTATTATGCAGGCTAATATGTCAACAGTTACTGCGACCATAATGCCCACGATAGATAACACAAAATACTTTGGAATAGGATGGTGATAGTATGGCACTCAAAGAAATGTCCGTACCCGAAAGCCCCAAACTTTATACGAAGAAATATCAAGGGTTATTAGGCGTAGACTATTCCCACGACATTACAGAGATAGACCCCAGACGTACACCGACAGGACTGAACATCATATCAGATGAAGGTGCTAACCCTGTCAAAAGATTAGGCTGGCGTGTTATCAAAGAGCCTCACGCTGTCATCAATGGGAGAAATATGGCTTCTATCGGCAAGATACTCCGAATCGTCACTAAAGAGGGCGTAGACGAGTATAACGGTGAATATGAGATGCCAGACCTTTGGGTGATTTCTGTACTGGGAGTTTTCTATCTGCATCATCCTACAGACTCGCATTACAGCACAGGCTATAACGTAACACAGTTATACGGCATACCGAGTTATGAAGATGAAAAACAGTTGATAAAAAACTGCGTAGCGTTCTCATTTAATGGCAATCTGTATTGTATGCTTTCGACAGAGGGCGGTGACCCTTTAGGTATGTACAAACTGTGGGATAGGGAAACAGACTTGGCAGGCTTTACCAGAGTAGACCAAGCGGCTACGGCGTATGTACCAGAAGTTACAATAGGGCTTTCAAATAAAGGAATCGGTGGTACATCATTAGAGCCTATCAACCTGCTTACACCAAGAAGGAAATTCAGTTTTTCCGCAGATGGCACAAGCAGAGTCTTTTATCTGTATCCAGAGGATATACGGAACGACCCGAAAAATATGTACATAATTGCTGACGGTGATTACACATTTAAGGCAGAAGTCCTTGAGGACGGTGTATGGAACGACTGGACAGAATACGTAACACATCCTGTGAGTAGCAGTGCAGTAACAGGCAGAGGTCTGAACAGAGATGGTGTTGCAGAGGACTTCAAACTTGGCAGATGCTGGATAACTTTCAGCACCGAACACATACCGCCTGCGGCTGTTAATGGCGTTGATAATGTAAGGATAACCTTCACACAGTTTGATAACACGCAGATAAGCACCGACCCTATAGTAGCACAAGGTCTATACAAGGAATCACTTAAAGACTTGCTCACGGCAAAGGCAGTAGGCATATTCGGGCATACCAAACCCGACAGAGTGTTCCTCGCAGGTGGCGTAACAAAGAATAAGGTTTATTACTCGCAGGTCAATGACCCTACATACTTCCCCGATTACAACTACATAGAAGTCGGACACGATGATAATGACATCATTGCTATGCAGAGGGTGAGCGATTACTTGGCGGTAATCAAGGGATATGCGACTTTTGACAACACTATGTATATGGTAAAGGGAAGTTATCTTGATGAGTCTATGTACTTTATGGTAGTGCCTACATCGTCTACTGTACCAGCAATAGCACCGCAGTCACACGTAAACCTTATAGGCGAGCCTCTGTTCCTGTCACCTAATGGTATCTTTGCTATTACTGGAGTATATGCTTCAAGCGAGCAGACGGTAAGGAACAGGTCGAGGATGATAGACAGGAAACTCACGAAAGAGGAAAACCTTGAAAACGCCTGTGCGGTTGTATGGAACAAGTATTACGTGTTATGCGTGAACAACCACTGCTATATTCTGGACAGCAGAAACTCAAACAGGGAATACCGATACGATACCAACTATCAGTATGAGGCGTATTATTGGGAAAACATCCCTGCCGTAGCATTTGCTACCTATAAGGACGAACTGTTCTTCGGTACGGAAGACGGAAAGATTTGCAAGTTTAATACAGATGTCCCAGACAATACCAAATACTGTGATAACGGCAGAGAAGTATGGACGGAAGTCGGTGGAGAATATTTCTTCAGTTTATCCGATGTAGATGAGTTCGGAGAACCGCAGGCTTCAGTAATACCTTGCGAATGGTCAACACCATTAGATGATGATGGTTCACCGCAGTATTTCAAGACCCTTAATAAGAAAGGCAACCTTGTAGTCCTATTACCGCAGACAAGGACATCGGCTGATGTGACATTGGTAAAGGACGGAATAAAGTATACGGCTCTTGAACGATTCTGGGCGAATATTTTTGACTGGAGCAAGATAAATTTTGCGGAGTTCCCTTTTACTTCAAACATCACGGCAAGAGACGACTTCATCAAGAAGAAAGTCAAGAAGTACAAGAGACTTCAGATAGTTATTCGTAACGAAGGTATGTTTGAGCCATTCGGCATACTGGAAATCATAAAGACATATTACTTTGGAAACTTCTCGAAGTAGAAAGGACAAGAAATGGCAATATCAAATTTAACAATTACAACAGCAGACCTTGAAGGAAAGAAAATATCTGACATCGTGGGTGATACTCTGGTAGGAACACCTGCGGAGAACAAGGCGAAGTTTGACGATTATTCCGAAGTAATTAAGGAGAAGTTCAATGCTCTTATAGACACATTAGGCGAGTTCCTTTCTTCGAGTGGTGTAGGTGCTGGAGACTTATCCGATACCATCAAACTCATACTTGAAAACGGAGCAGAATACTATGTGCCTAAACTCAATGCCAATAACAAGATAGAGTCCAAGTATATAGACGATGCTTCTTCAAGTGTTAAAGGTCTGATGAGTGCTGAAGACAAAGCCAAGATGGACACTCTCGCACCAGCAGTCAATAGCGTAACAAGTGGAACGGCGAACCCACCTACAAGTAATGCCGTATACGATTACGTTCATTCCGTTGTATTAGGCGGTAACGATTATGTAGTTGAAAAAGGCACTGTGCAGAAAGGGGCAAAAGGTCAGGCGGTTTCGCCTTGGGCGTATGTCAGTTGGACTTATAGGAAATGGGATAGCGGAGTTGCAGAGTGCTTTGGAACTGCTGAATATTACGTTGCGGCTTGGGAACAGTGGGGCAGTGTATATTACGGCGTAGATGATGATGGAAAGTGGTATGCCTTTGATTACCCAAATAACTTATTCAAAAGTGGTACTGC